GGCGCCTGTATCGTCCTCCCACTGCTTCATGAAATTGGCCGGAAACAGACCCTCTTCTTGCATTCTCGCCAGCAGAATATCCCGTTTGGCCAGATCCGTCTCCGTGTCCCAGAGATCGAGAAGATCGGACTCAGGTGCCTCACGAACGGAGGCCACATACTCCTTCGACATACTCTACTGTCGAATAGAAATTTAAGCCCTCACTTGATACGAGTGAGGGCTTACATTTATACTAGCACTCGTGTTAGATTCTTAACGGGACATAATTCTTTAATGCAAGGGATGCCTTCGTCAGAATCTCCTGTTTTTCGGGCGGTCGCAACTTGGCCATCGCCGCATCCAAAGAGAACCATCCAATGTTTCCGATCTCCCGACTCATATGAGGATTCTCGTGGCTCACAGCAACGTCCGTATCGGGACCACAGATCGCCAGATAGTACTTGTGACAGTACTGGATCTGGTTGCTACCCCGAAAGGACTCTACGAGAGGCACCACGTTCTGCAGAATCTGGAACTCCTGGTCGCGCAGATTTGTCTCCTCCTTGAACTCCCGAATCGCACCGGCCAGATCGGATTCGTTTACGTTCCGCCGACCCTTGGGAAACCCCCACTCGGGTTCCAGCCACTTGGCGGGATAGGCCTTCAGCAGAGAACCGATCTCCAAGGTCTTGTATTTCCGCAAAGAGTTCTCATAGTCCGTTTTGTGGGTGTCGGCGGCTGCGCCCCAGACGGAGCGCCACAAATGTTCAAAGGAGAGCGATGCGATCTTGTCGTGTTCTGCCTGTGTCATGTTGACAAGGAGCATGTGCAGATAGTCCTCGGTTGAGTATTTTCCACGGACGAATTCTATAAAGGAGAGGGAATCACGGCGGCAGATCAACAAGTACTCGACCTCACGAGGTGTCTGTCGCATGGCGATAATTCCATAGCTGGTGATCGGCAAGTCACAGTCCCGAAAGAAGTGGCCTTCAATTCCACAGTTGGAACAGTAGATCTTTTTATAGCGATTCCCAAATGACATTGGTAATAGATATACGCCAACTTCTTAGGTTAGAGCTGTGCGTGCGCGCAACAACCTATGCTCCGCGCACAGCTCTGGAGGTAAAATGATGGATGGTCGTGCATTGTATCCTCAGTCACATGCGTTTTATAGCGAAAGGAAAATCAAGAGACCCAATAGGGATCATGCAGTTCAGTCCAAATGTCTGGGGGCCCTTCTTCTGGCACACGATACATATTGCGGCACTCGGGTATCCGAAGGAACCGAGCTATACGGAAAAGAAGGCGGCCAAGGAGTTCTTCGAATCACTGCAGTTTATGCTGCCATGTGGTGTGTGCCGAGAACACTACGCCAAGCATATTCAATCACACCCTATCAGTACGTTCTTGGATCGGCGGGCCGATCTGTTCCGCTGGACGATCATGGTGCACAACGAGGTGAACAAATCACTGAACAAGCCCACGTGGACCGAACAGGAAGTCATGGGCTACTATATGCGATTAGGCAAACGGGACCGAAGTCCTGTCTGGACAAAGGAGGATATGAAGGAGGTGGATATGCAGAGCTTCTTCAAGGGACTCTTAGTGGGATTTGCAGGGGTCGCCGTCATTGGAGGATCTGTGTGGGCTCTGAATAAGATGAATGTTGTATAGAATTTATATGATTCTGTAAAATAGTTTGGTACCGTGTAACATCTGTTCTGGAGACATTATGATGTGCATTCGAATCAAATAGATATTGCTCGGCGTGATTATATTTCTTTATCATATCTATAATAAATTGCACATAGGTATGATCAATAAATGGATCCCGTGTATTAATCATGCTTATAAATTGCGGTATCCTTAGAATATCCTGATGTATTTGTGTTACCCACTCAGGATCTACATCAGATACACATATTCCAATCGAAGTATAGATCTTAGGCACATAGTTCCGAAGAAAGGGGGGATACTTAACATTATATACTTTTTCTATAAACCCTGTAAGTGTAGATGAATCGGTTTTGAAGGGCCCTGATTCACAAATAAAGAGCCGGTTATCCTTCGTCTGTGAATGATAGGACAAGGCTGTCCAGAATCCACCCGAATTTGCATGGATGATATGTCCGTTTTGATCATTTGCAAGTGCCTTGTTTACAGTGTGTTTATATTGACTGCGAATTGCAAACTGGAGAAATCGATTTGGGTAAAAATGGACAGTATACTGATTGGCCCTGTACACTTCGATTGCATGTTTATAATGGTGCTGCTGTGTTCTTACTCCGCCAAATATATGAACGCATTTCGATACACGAGACATTGTGCGACTATAGTTAAATATTATAAATGTTTATATCCTTTTATCGCAAGGAGGCGTGAATTCTGAATAATTTATACCCCTACAATAAGGATGGCCAAGACCCGGAAAAACCGGATCAAAACCTATACATTGGATCCCGTTCTCACCAACGACCAGATCAAGGCGCGGGAAGGTACCTATTTTGATGCAAAGGACTACCTCATCATCGATCATGACGCTGATGTCTGGGGCAAGGATTCGGAGGCGACGGGGGGCAAACGACTGTTGGCCAAGTTCCGCAAGAATGTGTTCTCCACCGATTTAACCCAACAGGCCTGGGATGCGTTCTACAGGCTGGCTGCGGCCTCCAGAAGTCGGGGTGCAGCGGCCGGCCCTATCGATCCCAAATCGACGTACTGGAAGAAACGGAAACTCGTCAACACAAACGGCTGGTGGGCGCAGTATAAGACAAGTAAGAACAAGACGAGCAAGATGCGCGTCAACAACACCGTATTCTCCTCCGTAGTCGGCTACTTCGAGGAGACCCCCTTCATGAAGCTGCCGTGCCGCTTAACCAACTATACGCAAACGTTCTTTGACGAATACAAGCAGGGGCTCCCCTTCATCGAGGCCATTGACCAGGAGTTCAAGAAGCTGGTGCCCGACGCTCACAAGAAACAGTATAACCGCATTCATTCGACGCCGGCCTACCAGATCAAAGACACCGCCTTTTCGTCCATTACTGTCAACCGGAACTTCCGCACGGCTCTGCACCAGGATGCCGGCGACTTTAAGGACGGCTATGGGAACTTGACCGTTCTAGAACGCGGAAAATACCACGGAGGCGAGACTCTGTTCCCCCAGTTCGGCGTGGGCTTCGATCTCCGATCCGGCGATTTCATTGCGATGGATGTTCATCAGTGGCACTGCAATACGGCCATGGTTGAGACGGCGGAGGATAAGCAGTTCAACAAGACGCTGGAACCCATTAAGTACTATAAGACGAAAACGGGTGCGATGGGGTCTGCCGACCCCTTTACCCGCATCTCCTTTGTCTGCTATGTCCGGGAGGACTTAAAGGATTGCCGGAAAGCCGAGACGGACGCCTATTACAAGCGGATTGGGTTCAAGGATACCTCTTAGTTCTTAAGAACTCCTCGTCCAGCTCCAACCTAAGCTATTTAGACATACTAGGCCTAGTATGTCTAAATCGATTCTCGAAGGAGCCGATGGATTCGCCGCCGTCTGCACGGAAATGCTCGGATCGTCGCCGGCCGGCATCGGAAAACTCGGCACGATTGAACTTGAACTGGCCTATACGTATTTCAAACTGAATGCATTGCCGCCTCAGCCCCAGCGGCTGCTGACCACGCTGTGCCGAAACGCCGGCCTGTTCCCGCCGACTCCTGCTGCAGCAATTCAGATGGCCAAAGAATTACTCGATTCCTTGACGTCGATGACCACTCTGAGTCCCTGGTGGCAGATCGAGCCTACCCTCGAACTCTTTCAGAGACTAGCCCCAGGCGCGGCCCACGTCTCGCTGCAGAGCCTCGAGTGCTTTCTGAGCCCCGATCCCAAGCATTGGTGGACGGCCCAACTAAAGCCGAAGACCCGTGTTCTCGTGATCAGCCCGTTCGCCGCCTCTGTGCAACGGCAGATTCCGAATCTCAACAAGGCCCTTCCGAATCTCTGGTCAAACGATCTGATCTTTAACACGATCACTATGCCCCTCTCGTGGGGCATTCAGAGTTCTGAGAAGCAGCACGAGATGCTCGCGACCTATACCGACTCCGTGGGCCTCCTGAACCACCTAAAGAAACAGATGGATGCCGTGCCCTACGATCTCGTTCTGGTGGGCGCCGGCCTCTATTCGTTGCCGCTCGTGGCCCATGCCGTTCAGCAAGGCAAAAAGGGGATCCATTTGGGCGGCGCCACCCAGCTCTTCTTTGGGATCCGCGGCTCCAGATGGGACACGATGCCCGAGTTCCAGCGACTGTTTAATGAGTTCTGGACCAGGCCGTCCGCCGAGGAGACGCCGGCCCAGTTTCAACAGGTGGAGCGCGGCTGCTATTGGTAACGCGAATAATCTCCAGGGAGGATAGAGTTCATCATGGAGATGTTTGGCGCAAATAGCAGGCGGCGCAGCAACGACTATACGGCGTCCAGTTCCGTATTTGATACCAACAGCCTTACATGGAAGTCGGGACTTGCCTGGTCATTTGCAGTTTTCATGATTTTACTCGGTATCCTTCTCTTCATTCATTATACGCTCTATCCCATCTTTCAGTTTCAGCCGGGCGGCAAGGGCCTGGTGCCGATTCCAGGATTCAAAGACAATCGGACGTTCTGGCAGCCGACCAGCCCCCCTACGAATCCGTTGCTCGATATCTCAGATCAGCAGGTCTTCACGAACGGCGACCCGATGACATCGAACTGGGCGTTCACACTGGATATCTGTATTGTGTGCCCTTTGATACAGATAACGGGGAATCAGAATAAGCCGGCCTACCGCCTCATCTTTAGTAGGGGCGGCTCCGTGCCGGCTACCATCACGAGCGATACGATACAAGGCGTTCTGGACGGGTATAATGTGGCGATTGCGTTGACCCCCGCGACAAACGACCTCATTGTCAGTGTTCTGGATGGGAATAGTAATTCAGTGGAGATCACAGTACCAAATATTATCGTGAATCAGCCGTTTCGAATTGGTGTCTGTTTGATGGACAAGGCGTTTGAGGTCTATCTGAACGGGAAGCTTGTACAGACCTCCACGATTAAGAAGGGCATTAATTTGAACAAGGGCCTGTTTCACGGCCCGCAAAGGGGCAGTGGATCTGCAATGGATATGACCGATATTGTCCGCATAGGGAATCTCAATGTCTGGTCGCGCCTCGTATCCCCTGCTGAAATCCGGTATGCCCGACCGTCCCTGATGTCTGCGATAGCGGGGGATGCCGCCTGTTCCAAAATAGGGGGAGGGGCGGCCTGTCCCATGCCCGTAGAGGGGTTTAGTAGTGGAGAAGAGATTGCCGCAGCGTCTACACAAAGCATTGCAGAACAGGGGGGTCAGCTGTTGGCCCAGTTCCGCAGTTAAATTCTATTCATAACGGTAGGGAATGGAATCGTTTACATCCAGTGTGGGCCAACTCTTTTGGTCCAATGATCGACCGACTCTGTTGTTCTGGATTCTGATTATATTATTGCTATCCTTGATAGTCTACTTCATTATTGCGTATGTCTATGGGAAGCAAAGCCCGAATGATTTAGCTCCGACACCGATCCAATTGAATACACAGACGCAGCTCCTGTCCAGCAGCGATATTACAAGTATGTTCGCGGGATCTGGTTCCACGGTGTGCGGGTTTTTCAATGTGACCATGGGGGATCGAACCACGCATTACCAGAATACCCATGTGAACAACTATGCAACACTGATAGGGGTGCAGAACTCGTTTGAATTTCAATTGGCGCCTGCGGGCGTGTCCATGAACGATTATATCGCGCGCCTTCGCATTGCTACGGGACCGGGTAAATTCGAATATCTGGGACTTCCTCCCATGCCGCAGCAGAAGTGGATCTTTCTCTGTATTTTGCGGGAGGGACGGCGATTCGACGTGATGTACAATGATCAGATCGTGGGATCTCACCGCCTGGAGGCCTACCCGACCCTTGTAGGAAATCCACTGCTCGTGTCGCCTACACCCGCTGCAGGGAATCCCCGATTCTTAGGAACGGCGCAACATATCTTCACCATGAACTATCGTCTCACTCCTTCCGATCTAATGACTCTGCGCGCACAGAATTCCGACACGACAGGGGCGCCTCCACCGGCACTCTCCTTCCCTCTCCCCAACCTCTTTTCGTTCCCTGATCTGCGCACATGGTGCATTCCCGGACTCCCGTGCAACCCTGTTACAGAACCGCCACCCAATCGTATGCAAATGTGGACGTCTATTTACAATTAGACTCTGCTTAATTTATTCTAGTCGGTATAAAGAGAGCTATGTCGAGTGGTGCCGTGATTCAAGTGATTCTATTGCTCCTGGGACTCTGGGGACTCTATTCACTCTATCAGTATCTGAGTACATCGGCCCCTCCTACCGTGACGCTCTTATCAGGGTCGCAGCCAGGAAATCCTCAGACGTTGCCGACCATTACTCGTAGTGACAATTTGCCGCCGCTCTACCAGGGCGGTGAATTCAGTGTGAGTACGTGGATCTATGTGAATAACTGGTCCGTGAATCAGAACAAGAACAAGTCGATTCTTCGTATTGGCGGAAATACATTCGATACCCTTCGCATCTACCTGGGCTCCTCACTTCCTACGCTCATGGTACGAGTGAATAATGGCGACAAGCACGATTTGCGCACGGATGATAAGGCCTTTACCGATCTGCAGACGGGCACCACCGCCTTCGAATCGACGAGAATCTGCGATATTCCCAGTATAGATCTGCAACGGTGGATCAATGTCTGTGTCGTGGTAAACGGCATGACCTGCGATGTCTATTTGGACGGCAAGCTCACCCGTTCTTGTATTCTTCCGAGCTATTTCATTGTGGACAAGAACTACGCCACCTATCTCTTGGACGACGGTCAAGGCGACGTTGGAGGATTCGGCGGCTCTATTTCAACCACCACGATGTACGGCTATGCGCTGTCACCCGATGTGATCTATACCAACTATTTGGGAGGGCCCAATCAGATTACAACGTTTGGGCAGTATTTGGCGTCCTTTTTTGCACCCTCCAAGTAGAGTAGATGAGTACAAATGCAACAAACAGTGGCGGGGCGGCAACAGGGCCCATAAAACAGATAGTGATTGGATTAACGGCGGTCGCAGTACTCTATCTCTTTTTAGGCAGTATTGAGCTCGTCAATGCCTATCTCAATCGCCTACAGGGAAATCGGACGGAACTGCTGCCGATCACCTATTCTACGGCGAATAAGACGTTTCAACTTCCCCAGAACCCGAACATGAGCAATTCACTTCTGGTGCAACCCTCGACCAATGAGCTCACGGGCATTGAATTCAGCTATAGCTTTTTTATCAATGTTCCCCAGTCGTCCTATTCGGGCAAAACGGGGCTTCAGCATATTTTCCACAAGGGAAGCCCCAGCCAGTTCCCTCTCTTAGGTCCCGGTGTCTATATGCACGGCGAATCCAATATCCTTCGTGTCTATATGAATACCTATGACACCTGGAATAACTATGTGGATGTCGACAATATTCCGATCGGCAAGTGGGCGCATATTGTGATTGTGTGCAAGGCCAGTCACTTGGAGGTCTTCGTGAACGGCAATATCAAGAGCCGCCTGGGCTTCGATCTCACGCCCCCCTATCAGAATTACGGAGATGTCTATGCCTTTTCGCAGCGCAGATTCACATTACTGAAGTCGAAGATTCCGAGTCTTGCGGATGATTTTGTTGTATCAGGCTCCGTCAATGGGCAGTTCAGCCGTCTCTTCTATTTCAGCTATGCCCTCAGTTATTCGGAGATCAACTCCCTCTTCAATCAGGGGCCTTCAAGCACAGTGGACTCCGTGAGCGGTAGCACAAATACGCAGACCTATTTGGCGGATACGTGGTGGACGGCCGATTTTAATAGCGCGTAGATGCTGTCAGTCTATTTATCGAACAAAGGCCTTGTAGCCTTTGTTCGATTAATACTAAGAGTTAAAGGATCCATTATTAACCCTTTAGACAGTAGCTATGCCGGGCGGAGGTCTGTATGTACTCGTGGCCTACGGAGCTCAGAACGTGATTCTGAGCGGCAATCCAGATTTCACCTTCTGGTATAAAACCTATAAGAAATATACGCACTTTGCCGAGGAGTCCGTGACCCAGACGATGGACGGCCCCACGGAACTCTCGATCGATCAGCCGATCCAGGTCCGCTTCAAGGTGCAGCGAATCTCGGATCTCGTCCGCGACATGTACCTTGTCGTGACTCTACCCGATATCTACTGCAAGTGGCTCGATCTGAACAGTGCAGTTACGCAGCGCGCAAGTCAATTGAATTTCAACTGGTGCCGCTACATCGGCTGTCAGCTCATTCAGCAGGTGGGGTTCTATATCGGCGGCCAAAAGATCCAGGAGTTCGACGGCACCTACCTGATCGCGAAGGCCCAGTGCGACTACAATGTGGATCAGTTCCAGAAATGGCGGACCTTGGTGGGCGACGTCCCTGAACTCGTCAATCCGGCCGCCGGCGTCTACGGGGGGGGCTCCGATAACGGCGGCTATCCGCTCGTCTATCCGGACCGGCTGGGCGGCAACATCAATCGCCCTTCGATCTTTGGGCGCGACCTCTACATCCCCCTGCCCTTCTGGTTCACGGAATCGACCTACAGTGCGCTGCCGCTCCTCTCCCTCCAGTACCAGGAATGCGAAGTCCAGATCCTCTTTCGGCCGATTAACCAGCTGTACCAGGTGCTCGATGCGAACGGCTCGACGGTCGCCCCTGGGTTCGTCGAAGTCCCGCCGCCCGCCACCGAGCCGGCCAATCCGTCCTATGTCCAGTCCAATTCCGTCTACGACGGCATCGGCAACTTCCTGACGGACTGGACGATCCCCAATCCCCTCATTCCGACGTGGCCACTCAATCCCCGCATCCAGGCCACCTATGTCTACCTGACGGATGAGGAGCGCACGAAGTTCGCCTCCACGCCTCTGCAGTACCTCATGCGCCAAGTCACACCCTATCAGTTTCCTGGGATCGTGAGCCGACAATTCTGTGAACTACGCACCCACAATCCGATCAATCGCCTCCTGATTGTTCCGCGCAGATCGGATGCCCTTCTCTATCGCAATGACAACGCCAATTGGTCGAACTGGCCGTTTCCGAACAAGACCCCTTGGATCGCGCCGACCACCCCGTATCCGGCCTATATACTGACAGGGGAGGCTACGGGGAAACTCATCCAGGTGGGCGGGGCGCAGCCCATTCTCCAGACCCTACGGCTGCTAGGCGACGGCAATGAGCTCCAGGAGGAGAAGAGCATCGCCTATTACTCGACTGTCGTGCCGTGGAAGTACCTGACGGGCCAGCCCGATCCCAATCTGGCGATTTACCCGTTTGGTCTCCAGAGTCCGTCCACCCAGCCCGATGGTTCTCTGAACACAAGTCGTGTCCGTCTTCTGCAGATTGACCTGAACCCCTATCCGTTACTCGCCACTACGAACTACGCCTACGATTTCACAATCTATGTGGAGAACATAAACTGGGTGACGGTGTCCTCGGGTTTGGGAGGGCTCAAGTATGCTCTCTAATAATTAGGGACATGTACACGCCTCTTACAAAACTATATGGTACAGCCGTTTCGACCGTGCAGGCAAAAATAGGGTCCCTGTTGGACTCTGTACATCTTGACAGGGTTCGAAACTGGTTTCAGCCAG